CGGGACTAGTGCTGGACACTCCAGTGCGCCCAAACGGAAGGAATAACCCGGACGTGGACCCATCAACGAGGGACATTCTTAGAATGCCCACTCTTTCCTATCACACCAACGAAGATCGTTGGGTTGACGGGGAAGAGCTTCTTGTTGAGGGAGCATTTATGAACGACTCTGTCCGTAATGGATGGAGAGGTCGGCCTCACGGCGCTGGCGATCAGGGTTCTAAATGGACCGCGATCAAAAGCTTCATAGATGTTACCCCGGTAAAAGCCAGTGTAATCTGCTCACCTTGGTGGGCACCTACACATAAGTACGGTTACCGTGGTCCTTTGTTGATTAACGATGATCCTTACCTCGACCCAAGTGTTTTCAACTTGATGAGAGGGGGTGCTTCCTCAGAACTTGCTTTGCAAGCCTTTGGAACCACCGCGATCGCTCGAGTTAAACCAACAAATCCCATCGTCGACATTCCTTTGGCCATCGGAGAACTTCTTACTGAAGGTCTCCCGGCCATGCTTGGCACTAGAATCGCTCGCGGCGGTCATATATCTCCCAGCAACATTGCTGATGAGTATTTGAACGGCGTGTTCGGTCTCTTGCCATTTTGGAATGATATGCAGGATTTCTCTACTGCTGTCAATAATGCTAATCGCATTATTGCTAAGTATGTAGAGGATTCAGGCAAACCAATACGACGACGGTATCATCCGGATATCACCACGACCACTGAAGTCCAGAATTATAATAATGATTCTGGATATGAGCAGTATTTAGCAGGTCTACGGCATTCTTCAGCCGGAAACTTCCTAACTCCTGCTTATGGTGGTCATGGGGGTGTGAGAGAAGACGTCACTACCTTTGATAAAGATCAATGGTTTAGTGGCGCGTTCACCTATTATTTACCACCAATAGGTATGGACGGTAACAAACTGGCTAGGGACTTAGCTTTAGCTAAGAAACTATACGGAGGCATTGGTGCCTCCACAGTTTGGAATCTTCTCCCATTTTCCTGGGCTGCGGACTGGTTCTCGAATGCTGGCGATGTTATTTCTAACATCGACTCATTCTCCCAGGACGGGCTAGTTATGCTGTGGGGCTATACAATGGAGAAATTCTCCGCTGTACAACACCGCACAGTGAGAGGAGCTACTCTAGGTAATCTTGTAGAGGGCTCCAACCTTCCCGGAGTTATAACAACTCAGGTAGGCGTCACATATATGCGACGCCGGAAGGCTACTCCGTTTGGATTTGGCCTAGACGAGTCGGAACTTTCGGCTCGTCAGTGGTCAATCCTCGGTGCACTCGGCATTCAAGGCCGGTTGCACTGAGGAATCGGAGTACTCATCCTATATGAGTATTCTGAAGCTTTACCCCTAAGAAGGAAAGTTTCCTTCTTAGAGAAACTGCAGAATATCATGGCCCTTCCTGATCCCATTCCGACCCTGACTGTGGATGCGGTCACTTATGATTTCTTCCGTACTGGCATGAACGGTACGTCTTCGACGTACTCGACTGCCAACGGACTAGATCATCTGACCGTAAGCCACACCTTCAACAAGCGTAAGCGCTCGGTCATGCGTGTCGATCGTGACTTTGTCGCGACCGATCCGTACGTGCCATTCAACAACAACAAGTACTCGCACTCGGCATATGTCGTGTACGATGCACCTGGAGTTGGGGTGACACCGACCCAGCAGGACAAGCTCGGGCAACTCCTCGCCGCCTTGATGGTGGCGGGGACGCCTGATTATGTCCTTCGCATGTTGCAGGGTGAGTCCTAAGCAATTCGGTGGGCGGGTGACTACTAAGTCATCCACCAAGCGTTCGACTAAAAATCGGTCGGAGCTTTTCAGCTTAATCGTAGGAATTACGAGTATCACGGTACTTGGAGGCGTCGTTATTTTGTCGCTTCTAAGTCCCGAGTTCTCACTTTTCCTCGGTGAGCTGTTCACCAAATAGCTTTTGGGATTCTGGAGTGGAGATCAACGGGCTCAGGATGCACATTCTCCTTATTGAAAGGAGGAGGCATGAAAAGCCTGTTGATACTCTGGCAGCAGATGGCTGCAGATGCAGCCATCCAGTGCCGCACTAGTGCCTCGCATGACATTAAACGTGTCATGCGACGAGCTGAACACGAGGGGCAAGAGCTTTTTACTCTTGCCTTTCCTGAAATTGGAAAAGCGTTCGAAAGAGCGCTCGACCAAGGTCAGGTAACTGACGACCTTTTGTCCCTTTGTGGGCAAAAGGCAGGATTTCCCGTTTTCTTGCGGAATTTCCTTCAGCTTGTGTTCTGCCGCGATGGCGGCCTGTTGCTGGATGATCCACTCCCGGAGGCAATTCAAGCTATTAGGCAATTAACATTGTCTTTTAGCAAGATCCTCCTTCCGTGCTCAAAAGCACGGGAGGAGGCTGCCTTCGAGAGTTACATCCAGTGTGAACGAGAACTGCGGGAC